GATAACGTACCATTCTTTAGGGGAGCATATCAGATATTATCTGTTGAGCATAGTATTACACCTAATGATATGAAAACAAATTTTACTGGTTTGAGGCAATCTAGTTTTACTACAGCTATAGTTACGGATGCAACAACATTTATGAATATTGACTTTAATGAAGTTGATGAGATAGCTACAAAATTAAGCATAAAAGAATTTCTAAAACAAGAAGGTATTGATAATGATGTGGCAGTTCTTAAACCGGAAGAAGATTTTGATTTCAATAAAATAACTAGTGCTACTTTACAAGCACTTGGGGTTAAACAAAAATATAGTGCTGAATTAAGACAACAGTTAGTTAAATATTTACCTAAATTTGGGTTAAGAAGTAATACTGAAGTTTGTAATTTCTTAGCTCAATGTCTACATGAAACAGGATTTAACGTATCTATTGAAATGTGGGGAAAAGGTGATGGAACCAAATGGCAGATAAAATATGAGCCAGATTCTAAAAAAGCAACGGAATTAGGTAATGATGACTCAGGAGATGGTAAAAGATTTAAAGGTAGAGGTTTTATACAAATAACAGGGAAAAAGAACTATGAATACATAGAGGAAGCATCTGCAGATAATAAAGAAGATTATGATTCAAATTTACTTAATAACCTTACTTACACAGTAGAAAATAAAATTAAACTTACCAAAACGGAAGAACAATTGGATAATTTATTTAATATAAAGAATAATGATACTGATAATCGAAAAAAAGCAATTGAACGTTCACTTATTGTTTCATTAATATGGTGGACACATAAAGAACTTGGTAATTTTAAACCAAATGGTAAGAAGAGTATTCCTAGTGAACTTAAAAAAGGTGATATTCCATCAGTACAGTTTGCGACTAGGAAAGTAAATGGTACTGCAATGTTAGGTTTAAATGACAGAATTAAAAAGTATGTTAAGGTATTAGAGGTATTTAATCTAAAAAGTTTCTATACTGGGTAATCACTTTTCATTGTCACAATTTATTCTTATATTTGTGATATGTATGTTGGAAATATTATAACCTCTTCTAAAATCGAAGACGATAATTTTAAGATTTGTAGAAAATTAGAAACTATAGATGATAGTTTACCTACACTCATTGTGGGCTGGGAAAAGACTAAAGAAATCTATGGTGAAGAAGTATCTATACTACACAAGAATATTGATGATAAAACCCAATGGACATTTTCAACCAAAGAAAGAAAGGTAGATTACGATAAAGACATTAAAAGATTTATGGAAGAATGTTATTCTCATATAGGGGAAGACATCAACTATGTGTATGTCGACTTAATTCATGATTCCAAAAAGAAAATCAAAAAGATTATTAAAAAAATCTATTCATTAAACAATCCAAAAGTTTATAACCACTATAACAGAATGATATACATTTATGGGGATAATATAGTCTTTGGGGTTGATATAGAAATACTACATTATATAGGTATTGATTACAATAAAGTACTAACCAAACTGAGTAAAATCCCCAACTGTCTTTTCATAGATGAAAAGATATTTAATATATATAAGGGGATGATTACAAAAATAAGTGATAAGGTTAGATTAGTACCTTATTTGTATGATATAGAAAATAAAAATGAATAGAAGCATAATACTAGCGTCTTTTGTATTTCCAGAAAAGTTAGATACTTTTTTAACTTACTTAGAAAAAAGATTTAGGCTAGATAGAGAAAGGATATTTGTTTACGATAATGTAGATGATCCATTAAAGAAAATAGTTACCTATAAAGTATTCTTAAAAGACGGAAAAAAGATTGACTTAAAGTCAATTTTCCCTAGAACAATTATTATCCATAAGAAGGGAGAGTGTTTATACACAATCAATGCCCTTAATAGACTTATTGAGGAGGAGAATGATTTAGAAACTGGTAATGTAGAACATAGAAATTACGAATTAGATTGGGATAAATACCAAAACAAATTAGTCTTAACAACTGCAGAAGGTGTAGTTTTTAATGAAATAAAGAGAGATTTTTCTGAAGTTTAGAATATTTATAACTATAAGACGAACAAAATTTAATGTTATGAATATGGATGACAAGAAAAACAAAAAGGAATTGGAAAACAATCTTGATGAATTCTTAGGTGAAAACAATGAGAATGAGTGTGTTGGTGACGAGTGTGTTATTAATGACGGAAAAGAGATTGTTGAGAGAGTAAATAAGGTTTATAAAACCAATGACGGAAGAGAACTTTTAATGTAATGGAAGAGGAAAACAAAGAATTATTAAACGAAGAGTTAAAAAGATTTAACTCAATTATGGAATATACTTTTAACTTAGGTGAAAAGGAAGAATTGTTATTTGATTCACTTGAAGAACAAGAAGAGGAAGTAACTGACGAAGTTGATGTATTACCTGAAGAACCAGCAATGGAAGAACCAGCAATGGAAGAACCAGCAATGGATGATTTAGGTGAAGATCCATTTGGTGGAGACGCACCTGTAGAAGATGAAATGGTTGAAGAACCAGCAATGGAAGAAATGCCATCTGAAGAAGGTGAGGTTGAGGTTGATGTAACTGATATCGTTGATAAAGCTGAAGAAGCAAAAGAAGAAGCTGCGGGAGCATCCTCTAAAATTGATGACTTATTAGGTAAGTTTTCTGAGTTAGAAGAAAAATTAACAGGTATGGATCAAATCATCACTAAAATGGATGAGTTAGAACAAGAGGTTAAAGATAGAAACCCTTCACCAACTGAAAAATTAAGTATGAGGTCTATGGATTCTTTCCCATATACTGTTAAATTAACTGACTTTTGGAATGATAAAGAAGGTTATGATGCAACTGGTGAAGAAGATGAAGAACAAGAATACACTTTAACAAAACAAGATGTTGATGATGACTATAGTGAAGTTGACATCAGAGGTAGTTTCAACCCTAAAGGTAAGGAATAAACAACTATAAATATTGACGAATTGACGGACAATGATTATAATAAATCATTGTCCGTTTTTTGTTTTTAGGGGAATTGACTTTTAAGAAAAACGTGACTAATATTGAGTATATTAAATTATTTTACAAATTAAAAAAAGAGTTAAATGGCGAAAGAAGAAATTAATCCGTTAGATGCAATTCTATCTCAATATGAGAAGAATAGCGAAAGAGGGGGAAGTAGTAAACCAAAGGTTTCTAATGAAGAGAGACTAAAGAAGTATTTCACTGAGAAGTTAAGACAAGGTCAAAAAACTGCAGAGAAGACTTTTAGGATTCTACCATCAAATGACCCTACAAAGTCTCCATTCGTAGAGACTTACTACCATGAAATGAATGTGAATGGTAAGTATGAAAAGATTCATTGCACAAAGTTAAATGATGGTGGTGAATGTAAATTATGTGATGCTAAAGATGCGTTGTATGAAGATGGAAGTAAAAAAGCGAAAGCTATGGCTTCATCATATACTGCAAGAAAGTATTATGTAGTAAAAGGAATTGACAGAGATAACGAAGACCACGGAGTTAAGTTCTGGAGATTTAAGCACAAATACACTGGAGATGGTGTTATGGACAAACTTATTCCTATTCTAAAGAAAAGAGGAAACATTATGGATCCTAGAGAAGGAAGAGACATTGTTATTACAACAAACAGAAACGATAAAGGTTGGAGTGTTGTAACAAGTATTATGGCTGAAGACCCTTCAGTATTGACTGACCCTAAGTCACCACAAGCAAAAGAGTGGATGGCAAACGAAGAGACATGGAGAGATGTATATTCAGTTAAACCTGTTGAGTTTGTGAATATTGTTGCAGAGCAAAAGACACCAGTTTGGGATTCAGAGTTAAAGAAGTTTGTTGCTGAGGAAGACAAAGAAGAAAAAGAAACCGCATCTTTAGAAGAAGAAATCAATATGATGGATGGTTTAACCAATGAGGACGAAAAGGAATTAGAGGTTGAGGCAGTATCATTAGATTCTGAAGATAGTGATGATGAATTACCATTTTAAATTAGACTATTATGGCAAAGAAACCATTAAAGAAAAAAACTACTGATTTTTCGTCTATAAGGAAAAAGTTCTCTTCCAGTGATAAGTATAAAGAACAAAAATACTTTGATCTGGGAGAAGCCTTCCAAAAAGCAACTGGTATACCAGGACCTGCTATGGGACAAATCAATATGTTTTTAGGACATTCAGATACGGGTAAAACCACTGCAATGATACAAGCAGCGGTAGATGCTCAGAAAAAAGGTATTTTACCTGTTTTCATTATTACAGAACAGAAGTGGAGTTTTGAGCACGCAAAGATGATGGGGCTTGAAACAGACTATGTTGAGGAAGTAGATGAAGATACAGGTGAGATGAATGCATATTGGGATGGGTTCTTATTATACAAATTAGGTTTTGATTATATAGAACAAGCATTCGATTATGTAACTGAAGTATTAAACGCACAGAAGAACGGTGATATTCCACATGATATAGTTTTCTTATGGGATTCTATTGGGACAATTCCTTGTGAAATGTCTTTCAATGGAAAAGGAGGAAACCAACACACCGCAAGAATTATTTCTGAGAAGTGGGGAATGGGTATGGCACAAAGGATTACATCATCTCGTAAAGAGAGTAGTCCTTATACCAATACAATGATATTTGTTAATCAACCTTGGGTTGAGTTACCAGATAATCCATTCTCACAACCTAGAATACAACCTAAAGGAGGGCAATCAATTTATCTGTCCTGTTCTTTAGT